GTTATAAATGCCTTTGTTGTTGGATCATTAATCATCGCTTGACCAGCATCCACCATTGATGTTGCTGCCTCTGATATTCCTTTTCCAATGCCTCCAAAGTCTTTAGCTTCTCCGAAAGTAGTAATAGCATTTGCAGCAATTTGTCCTGCAGCTATTTGAATGGGATTGATAGTGTCTCCACCCCAATCAGTTGCATTAGATTCTGATATACCAGGAACCATTGGTAAGAACATGGTAGATCCTACAACTCTTTCTTTTCGCAGGTAACGTTGTTTGACTGATAGAGCATCTCTCATAGCATTAAAATCTTGTCCTGCTTGCAACATGGGTATGTATTCAATAGGAACTATTTTTATAAAATCAAAATCTCCTTGTGCATGGTCTTGTGGATAAATTAGAGTTTGACCGGGTTTACCAGCCATTTCGTCTCTTTGTGTTTCTTGCTTTGGTAATCCTGTAAGACGGAAATATTTCTGCGGGGGTCTTGCTTTATCAGAAGAATCATTTAAATCTTGTATTGATGTAGGATCTTTTCCATTTATTATTGCCCATTGTTTTCTTGCTTTGTTTCCTGCTTCTAACGCACTCAGATTACCACCTTCTTTTGACATATAATAATCTACCAGAGCTTCTTTTGTAACTCCTTCTGACATTAATCTTATTTGCTTCATTCCTATTGGGGAACTAAAATAAGCAACTTGAGAATCAGTTCCATACGCAGCATTACCAATTCCATCACTACTTGCATTAACTGCACCACTTTTTTGAGTAACGAATTCATTAGGAGTTCTAGAATCAATTGATCCTATAAATCTCTGACCCCTAAAAGGTAAATCAGGTCCCCACGGATCTTGATAAATTGAAGTAATTGTATATTTGTTTCCATATAAATCTACTTTTGTAGATGTTATGGTATAGAATTCTCCCTTTTCCTCGCTACCATCTATATTATTAATTGTTAAGGGAAATCTGTTATTTTGACCACCATACTGTGCCATTAGATTGTTACTATAAGCCTTGTTATTTATTTAGCAGTCCTAAGGAAATAACCATACGGAATGCTCTTCATATACTCTATTTCATCATCTTTTACTACATGTAGAAACCCTGCTACTTCTTGCCACGTATAATTTCTATAGTCATTCCAGTGGAAATTCACTCCTCTGAATCCCCATTTAAAGATATCAATACATGCAATAAGAGGGAAGTTATCAAAGGCAAGGTCTTTAGTTTTAGGGATGTATATAAAGGTATAGTATTTACCTACATTAGGAATAATTTCTGTTTCTTGAAAGACACTAAGGATCTCTAACATAATTGATTCGGGATCAACTAGTCCTTCTATTTTTTGTCGAAGTTGTCCTACTCTATCATTCGGATTTTCAACTTCATCCAATCCAAAAGTTTCAAGCTGTTGTCTTTCTAATGATCTGTTTAAATCTCTTTCTCTTCTTTGTTTTAGAGTTTTTCTTGCCATTATCTAATTCCTAATTCTTTTTCGGTGATGATTTTAAATTCGACCTTTCTATCATCACACCATTCTCTTGCTGCTTTCCATTTTGCTTGATTAATTTCATAGGTTTTGCATTCATAGAGATAGGATTTGGTCACTTTCTTTCGGGGTTTTGGTCGTCGTGTTTGTTTAGCAGGTTTAACTTCAATAACATAGGTTTTAATTTCACCTGTTTGTTCTTTTACTTTCATAATAAAGTCTGGAAAGTAACGACGAACTCTACCATCAGGAGCACGATAGGGAATCCAAAACTCTTCACTTCCCCATTCTAAAACGTTTTCATTCAAATCACACCAAGAGCAGAATTTCCTTTCCCAATTACTTCTGCAAATAATGTTTCTATAATCACCATTATATTTTTTTGGATTATTGGGTTTATACCTACTTTTTACACTTTATCCCATATCCAGCCTACATAATATATAAAGTAAAAGTATTTATAGATGGCTGGTCATCGTCCTAGTGTAGTAAGCACATCTTTTTTAAAGAGTAGGTTTTTAGAAACAGCTCAAACTTCCGTATATATGGTGAAGGTTCAACCTACTTCATCAGTTATGGCTTTCCTGAGTCAGGGAAGTAGAGGAGTAAATTATAATTCGCAAGATGGAACTAATATAGAACTATTATGTAGAGAAACGACTCTTCCAGGACAATCTCTTGCAACTGCTGATCAACCTAATGATTATCCAGGTGTGACTGAGAAGATGGTATATAGAAAGATATATGATGATAGAACTGATTTTACTTTCTATGTTGATAAAAGATATCAGGTAGTTGAATTTTTTGAAGGATGGATAGATTATTGTGCAGGACAAGGAACTACTTATGGAAGAGATGATTATAAGACTAGAAGTGCATATTATAGAATGAACTATCCTAATGCTTATAAAACAGATGCTCTTTATATAACTAAATTTGAAAAGGATGTAAAGAATTCAATGAGTTATCAATTTATTGGTGCTTTTCCTATTAGTATTGCAGCAACACCAGTATCATATGATCAGTCAGATATTTTAAAATGCACAGTATCATTCTCTTATATGCGTTATCTTAGAAGAAGGAGTGGTTCTGGTAGTGAAAGAACTGGATTTATGCAACGTAATTTAAGAGCTGAGAAGAGTTGGTATACTCCAAATTATAGGAGTTATAAGGATGTAAATGCTGGTCCTGTTAATTCTAAAAATTCTAGTTCTGTTAATTCTAATGAATCTTCGTTTAATCCATGGGATTTAGATAGTTCAATATTTGGTTCATATTATGGTATTAATGATGTTCCTAGTTATGATATAGACTATAATGGTAGTGGTAGTGCTAGTGATATTGATTTTACTGCTGGATTTGATTGGAATACGAAAAGTAATGAATCTGATCCATATGAAGGAATTTGGACTCTGTAGATAACCTCCCTATATACCATACTGAATAAATTATTATGCCTTTACCAACAATTGCGACTCCTACTTATGAACTTGAGTTGCCATCTTCAGGAAAGAAGATTAAATATAGACCTTTTTTAGTTAAAGAAGAAAAACTTTTAGTTCTTGCTCTTGAGAGTGAGAGTAATAAAGAAATATCTACTGCGATTAAAGCAGTTCTTAAAGCATGTATTCAAACAAGAGCAGTTAAAGTTGAACAACTTCCTACTTTTGATATTGAATACTTATTCCTTAATATTCGTGGTAAGTCTGTTGGGGAAGAAATTGAAGTTAATTTGATTTGTCCTGATGATGAAAAAACTACGGTTCCTGTAACTATTAATATTGATGATATTGAAATAAAAAAATCAGAGGATCATAATAAGAGAATTGCTTTAGACAAAAATTTGATGATGGAAATGAAGTATCCATCTCTTGATCAATTTATCAAAAATAACTTTGATTTTGGTGCTGAACCTGGAATTGATCAATCATTTGAATTAATTGCTTCATGTATTGATAAAATTTATAATCAGGAAGAAGTATGGTCTACATCTGATTGCACTAAGAAAGAAATTACTGATTTCTTAGAGCAAATGAATAGTGTGCAGTTTAAGGAAGTAGAGAAATTCTTTACTACAATGCCAAAGCTTTCTCATGAAGTGAAGATTACTAATCCGAATACTGATGTGGAGAGTACTGTCGTATTGGAGGGTTTGTCAAGTTTTTTCGGATAGCTCTAGTCCACATGGATCTAGAGAATTACTATAAGATAAATTTTGCCTTGGTGCAGTATCATAAATATAGCTTAACAGAGATTGAAAATCTTATTCCTTGGGAACGAGACATTTATGTGACTCTTCTTCAGCAACATCTTGAAGAAGAAAGAGACAAACAAAAACAACAATCATCTTAATGGCGGTAATAGCTAACCCAGAAATTTCAAAAATTCTATTGGATCTTAATATAGAGCCAGTGGATCCGTTTGACCTGGATAATGTTGAAGATACTTATTTTCGTGCTGTAAGAGAAGGTATTAATAGAATTGAAGCTGCTACAAAAGGAAAGGGAGATCGTAGATCTGAAATATTAAGAGAGGAGTTTCAAAGATTAACAGAGAAGAGAAGAAGACCTAAAACCACAACTAAGACGATAGATAAAAATAAATTACTGAATAGAATAGCACCATCCAATCAAAAGATTTCACCCCAGAAACTTTTACCAGCAGCATCAGAAGAGGATGGAGCAAAAGATCAAACTATTATTACATCTAATCTTGCAGAGAGATTGGGTAATATTCAAGATGTATTGCAGAGTCTTATTGGGGTGTTTAGACAGCAATTACGTTTAGATAAAAGACTTGCGGAAGTAGATGCAAGGAATGCAAAAGAACAGGCTAAGTTAGATAGGGAAAATAAATTAGAAAAGAAGAAGACTAATAAGGGATCAGGGTTCAAGAAATTGACTAAACCTGTTGCTGGGTTCTTTGATACTATCATTAATTTCTTTAAGAACATTCTTATAGGATCTGTTATCCTTCAAATGATTAATTGGCTTCAAGATCCTGCTAATATAAAAAAACTTGAAAATTTATCAAAATTTTTTACTGAGACACTTCCAGGAGCTTTTAAATCTGCTACAGATGCTACAGGACAGGCAGTAATGACTAGTGGGGTCCTGACTAAGAGTATAACGAATATAAAACCCCCTACTAATATAAAA